TCCATGCTGTAAGACTGGTCTGGAATCGGAGAGATATAAAGTTGGTTTTGACCGTAAGTTGAAAAGCACACAGGCCGTCCAACGTAGTTCTGCCAGTAACGCAACTGGGCGTTGAAGTTTGTCCAGGGTAAGTAACGCAGCGGAATACGGGAATTACCCCAGTAGATATTGACGTTGAGTACGTCTAGCGTAGATGCGCCGTTAGGCAGGGCAGAAAACGGAATAATTTCTGCGTTTTGGACGTAGAGCAGGGTTGCTGTTCCGTTTGTAAACGCAGTTGACGGCGGGAAATTGCTACCAGAAGCCGGGTATGGTGGAGCTGAAGTAGCCAGTGTTCCACCAACCGTAACCTGATAGATAAAGATATTAGAGAAAACGTACTGACCAGTAGTGACTACTAGACCAGCAGACCAGGAAATGGCGGCAGTACCGTTCGGTGCAAGTGGCGTGGCGGATATCTGAAGGGTGCGGAGGCAACCAGTGTCTCTAACCACTCTCTCACGGGCAGAATTGATGTAGCTCGTGAGTTCATCATTGGTCCAGAAGTTCCCGTTGGCATCGTGGAGAAGTCTTCTGCAATCTGTGATGTATGAGTTGAGGGTTGCCATAATCCAGCCATTCTAAACCCTCAGGAGACTTTTCCCCCCGCCGTTTTACGGACGGGCAGGGGTACTACGCCTACCGCCGAGGGAATGCGGTCCTGCGCGGCTGTCGGGCTAATCTTAAACATAGCCAAACGATCCAGTCCAATCTCAACTTCCGACGAATGCCGGACAAACCCCAGCCTTACGGCATAAGGCAATTTATCTGTGTCACGATACCCAAAAATATGCGTTGCTGCATCAACAGGAATTGATACCTCAACGCCTTTCTTGAAACTGTAGTCGACACCGGAATAGCGGTCTGCTAAATCGGTGTCGCTACAGTTAGTGACAAAAACTTCACTCACAGAACAAGAACGTCGCCAAGAACAGTAACGCTGACCGTAGCATTTGCAATCGTAGTGACAGCAACCCAGAGAGCATTTGCCGTAACCAGAGTCGTGTTAACACTGGTATTAGCGGTAAGAAACTGGTACTTGGTGTTGCCAGTCACGTTACCGATGGCAGTGGTGGTGAAAATGGCATTTGCCAGGTTTCCATCACCGCTCGTTAGGATTGCTACGTTTGCAGTAGCAGCGGAAGAGTTAGCGTTGTAAACGATGGCTTGACGCGCCAGGAATGACGTACCCGTCACTCCCATCACGACAGCAACGTTACTAACGGCGTTAACTGGAACAGCGTCAGCAGCAGCAACAGAGAAGTACCCAAACGAATTAGGGTACTCAGCACCTACATGATTAGAGTTCATTACTCACCTCACGAATTAAATGTGCCAGTCGCCGCAAGCCCACCGTTAACCGTCAACAAGGTCAGGGTCTGCGTGCTACCCAAAGAGTTGGCATACACGTTCTGACCGTCGCTAATTACGAAACCACCAGTGTTGTTACCAATAACGGTGCTGAATCCAGTTCCGTTGTTAGCAATAATGGTGACGTTCCCGGTTGGGAACATGAGGTAAGTACCAGCAGGAATAACGTTACCAGCACCAGTTGCAACGCTCAGAGTTGTGGTCTGAAAGTAAGCACCAGTGGTATTGGAATTCGCGCCAGCTACAAGGATTTTGTTAAAGGCTAATGCCATGACTTTCTCCTTACAGGCTCAGAGAGTTGTAAGACCCAACCCGTGTCATAGACTTGGGTTTGGTACTGACCATCTCTGCAATCATCAAGACTGCGCCGACATAACCGATTTGCCAGTTGGGCAGGGTCGATTCAAAGCCGGTAAACACAAACGAACCTTGTTCATGGATGTACAGGTTCAGGTAGTTCGTGTTAACAAAGTAGACGGTTCCTTCTGGGCAGTATGGATCTGGGTAGATCGGCACACCGGCAACCATCAGGGCGCGGAACGCAGCCTGTGGGCCATTGCTGTCTGCATCAAACCCAGATCCTGGGGTGATGACATACTGCTCTTGACCAACGAAGTCTTGCGCCAGAAGCGTCCAGGTTCCGAATCCGCAAACACCAAACGAAGGCACTTCAGCACCGTTCTTCACGGTTCCCGAAATGTATTGCAGGACGTTTTGACGGGTGGGGTTGACGTTACCGGCGTTGTAAACCTTCGACTTCCACCAAGTGTAAGTGTTACGGTTGATGTTACCGTAGGTGGTCAAGTTCGTGCCATCGTCAATCGCGCCAGGAAGCCCGATAAACTGCTGCGTGTTGGTGTAGTTGTTGTACAGCGCGGTCGCCATAGCATCCATCATGACGTTGGTCGCATCGTTCATGCGAGCCTCGACCAGAGGAATGATTGCAGCGTCTTGCTGTGCCACACCTTCCATTCCCAAGAATGGGACTGGGGTGATCATCAACTTGAGGTTGTATTCAGCGTTGAACGCACCTTGCTGGACAGACGGCTGAGCGAAAGATCCGCTGTAGTCCGACCACTGTGCGTTAACAAACTGTGCCCCTTGGACGGGGACGGTGACTGAAGAAACACCACCGCTGGCTTGCTGACTGTTAGCAATCAGAGCTGCAAGTAGGGGCGTTGAGTTGTAAAGTTGTACAACCAGCTTGGGGATAAACGCCCTCCGAGTTACATAAGTAAGCTCGGTGTATTGGGTAGATCCCGTAGCCGGAAGAATTCCACCACCAATAGGCATGTTTATCTCCGGTAAAAATTACAAACCAATAGGACGATTCGGACGGCGCAGTTCTTGTAATGCGCTGACCGCTTCGTTTCTTGCTGCGGTTACAGGGTTTTTCCAGTATTTATTCAGATCCATTTTCTGAATAATTTGTGGGTTATACCCTGATGGAGTGGGCGTAGCAGACTGCTTCATCCACTGGTGATACTCAGCGGCGGTTTCGTGATTAGTGATACCCCGGTCAAGCATAATTTTCTCGACTTCCTTAATATCATCTTCCGTGTTCACCAGACCCTTTGCTTTGATGGCATTGCGCCGACGCTGCAAATCATCTAGTGCATCCTTCTCACGCAGCTTGTTTTCCAACGATTGAACTCGTTGTTCTGCCAGTGACAAGGCTTTGTTGGTGCTCTCTTCAATTTCCAGTTCTGGAATTGGAAGATCAGGCTTGACTTTTTTCGTCATCCGCAAAAATTCTTTACGGGTTGACGGGTTTTCAGCCAACTGTTGAGCGAGCGCCGCGAGTTCATCACGGGCGTCGATACTAAGGTTTTCAAGAGACATTGTTACCCTCGTTACAATGTGGTGTTAGATGACTTTCTTGCCGTCTGCTGGCTTTTGAACAATCATGCGGTTCTTAGAAAGATCGCTAGGCTTGTCAAGGCCACCAAAACGTGAAAAACGGGGAGTGTTAACAATCTGACCGTTTTCCTGCTTATCGTCCGTAGGACGGCGTGGGGCCGATGCGCCCCGAGGTTTAAAAAGATCCATTTTTATCCCATCTTAGGAGGTTGCGGCGCACCTGCGCCTGGGGGCGTCATACCGGGGGGCGGTGCTGACTGGAGAGACTTGGCCTCGGGAGTCATGCCGCCAGCTTTAGGCAGAGTCTGCAACATCTGCAAAATCTCTGACTGCTGAAGTTCAGCCGTCTGGTTGCGTTTCCCGCCTAGCAAACCACCTAGCTTGCTAGTTGCATCAATAATTGCTTTGCCTTCTTCCGAATCAGAACCAATTGCTGGCAATGATTGCTCCAGAAGATCAAGAGCAATTGAGACATTAATCATTGCAGCTTCGCGTGTACCCATTTGTTTCTCAGGGGTAGACATTGGCGAAGCCATAGGAGGAGATTCATCCGCACTTGGCGGCTTGGGTTGATCACCAGGCATTGACGCATTTGCGCTGCGACTGCCTTTCATCAACTCCATCAATTTATCACTAGGTACGCTCATTTGCGAACTTTTAAACTATTAATTTATAAAAGTCAAGTGGGAGGCTCATCGCCCACCTCCCGCAGGCCGGTTTAAAAACCTGTTACGACGCAATTACTTGCGACCTTTACGACCACGGCGTGCCATGACAGTCTCCTAATTGGGGCCACTTAGAGGGGTAAGCAGCCATACCCATAACCACTATTGCGGATTTACCGACGGGTCTTACGACCCTTCATTTTGCGTCCGTACATTTCGTACCTCATTTGCGAGTGTAATCTCGGGTCATACGGGAATTATTTCCCGCAGATCCCATCCTATTTGACTGTGTTCTATACGTCAAGTTAGGAGATGCTTGTCTTTGATCCAGAGTTTTAGTGGTCACTCTGGGTTGATCACCGCTTTTCTGGACTGCTTGACTAGGCATTATTTTTCTCCGGTGGCTGCATAGCGGCTTGCTGGGCTTGCTTTGCTTCCATTTTCCTGAGTCTGTCTTTCAATTGCTGCTTCATTGGAGGTTCAACCAAGTCTAGCAAAGATTCTTTGTCAATCACACCGGCTTTGAACAAATTAAATGCCATCTGCCGTGAATCTTCCATGAAAATGGGAGAATTCGAGTGTGCATCAACTTTTACAGCGTAATTCTTGGGCAATTGTTCTGCAATGAACCTGTTGCCGTTGAGATCCGTGTAATGCGTGTTTCCATACGTCTGCATCATCTTTAGATACAGCGTTGCCATCTTTTCCAGCGAGTCTTCAATCACTAGAGCACGTTTCTTAGCCCTAGAAGACCCTAACCTGGCAAGTTGGCTGGCGTGACCAGACGATCTAACTCCAGCTTCCCCCCGTCCCTGCAAGACGGACACAATACCGGACGCTTCCTCAAACATGGAATCAATCTCGTTGATTTCCCTAAAGAGGTCTGGCGGCATCTGCGGAGATAACTTCTCAATCTTGGCGTTGGGCATGTCCGTAGACAGAAGACCGCCAGCACGGTTAAGTGCAAAGTTCTTCTCGTCCAGAATCCCTGTAAACCCGATGAGAGAGGTCGGAGGATTGACTTGTTTGGAGAGCAGGTCAAGAATTTCTGCCATCCGTTTATTCCGCATCTGTTGCAGGAATATCAGACGGGAAACCTCGGACTGTCCCCAGAAATAGTCGTATAAAGGCAACGGACAGATTTGAACAAACGGCAATTCGCCTTTCAAAAAGACGGTTGCTCCAGGTCTGTCGTAGATGATGATGTCTGGATCTGCCTTGGTGACTACCTGATAATCTTCAGTCTCGTCATTCCAGATCCACAATTCCGTCATCTCGACGGTAGGCTCAGACACCTGAGCTTTGTACCGATTTTGTCCGGACAAATCGAGGTTGACGTTGCCGTACAGAGTCGGGTCCGTCTGGCTCATGATGATGCGCTGCAACCCGTTAGGAACGTCTGTGCGCTGGTGTTCAGAGTAGGTGATACGCTGGACAATCTCCTCCCGTTTTGGGTGGGAGTAGAGCCGGTTATAGAGTTCTGACTTGGTGATGTAGTACGTCTGGATCAGGGCTTCTTGCCTGTCCATGTAGGAAGTGTCTTCCCTAAACACACCAATCGTAGCTGGTTCTACAAGGTACGGGTGGATACCGTTACGGTAGATTAGCTTGATAAACACTGAGTTGTAGCACAGCGCCCAAGATACGCCAGCAGAGAACACTTGGTCTGCATTGCTGTCTAGCCACTTGTCATTGAGAGCGCGGCCCAGAACGGGGAGTTTAGCTTGCTCTGAATCCTCGACGTTGGCACCCAGATCAATAGAAAATTTTGTTGTCTCTGCCGAATAAAGGAAAGAAGACAGTTGATCTATGTGGGGATAGATCTTGTTATACAGAGCCGGAGCCTCGTCCGGCCCATTCCCAAACAAATACCAAGAGCGCAACCCGCCATAGTCAGTGCGCCGGTCCTGCATAGAAACAGCGCACTTATATATCGTATCCAGATAGAAAAGTTCTCTTTCTAGCGGATTGCTTGGAATTCTCATGGTTTTACTGTCAGGTTCTCATGGTCTGCAATGTAACTCGCGGCCTTTGGACCCGTCAACTTACCAGTGTTGTGAGGGTTTACCCCTACTGATTCATCTCTAACTGGTTTAGCAACTTGTCCGGCAAGTGCTGATTGTAGATTAATGTTTTGGAAATTGCCTCCCCAAATAGCAGAATCGCCTGGACGAGGTTCCTTTTCAACTGGCGGCAACTTGTGATGGTGCATCCCTGCCTGGGTTTCGCCTTCACGGGTAGACTTAATGTCTGTCATATCAAAGTCTTCAGCCAAACCTTTGAGGTGATGGTCAGCCTGTTTAGTCTTGTCTGACTTTAGGGAAACAGGTTTTAAGAAAACCATTTGGAGTTCTGCCTTACAGAACTTCATGGGGCATTTGGGTTCATAAGATTCAAACAGACCGTGGTCTGCACAAAGATAGTCGTGGAGTACGCTCATGATTTCTCGTCTAAAGTTGGATAAGAATAGTCGTGACGATTACGGGGTCCGATAGATAGTTTGAAGCCGTCTGGTGTTTTGATTACTCCCATGTGTGGAAAGATAGGTGGTTCTGGAACCTTGCGATAGTCTACATACTGGGTAGCGTCTGGCCTTCTCATGATCTTGACTTCGCCATTCTTCCAGTGCTCGTAAGCGGAAGATACCCTGCGCTGGTAAAACTCGGTCAAACGAACATCCTCGTAGAGAAAGAGGTCTAGCAATGTCCTCTTGTTAATCCCACAGAGTTCAGAAAACTTCTCTAGAGAGATCCCACGGTTCTTGTCTCTGATGAACCGGCGCATGATAACGCGCAGTTCATGCCTGGACAGGGGAGTATTCAATTTCGTACCCACGGTTTTGCAAAAAGACCAAGAACTCTATTTCACCGTAGATGTCTTTGGCCTGAGAAGGTAGATGCTTGATTCTAATCTTTTTGTGAGATACCAGCCGTCTGGTCGGACCATGATGACCAACCAGTTCTGCCAAGTCTAAATCATCGTGGACATCGGGAGCAAGGTACTCCACCGCAAAATGCTTGGCAATGTTAAGCGGTGCAAAACGAACGCCAACCTTCTCCAACTCTTTCCGCAATAAGCCGGTGAGCTGTACATCTTCGTTAAAGAACGGAGCCTGGTTAACAGCCCTGTGGACAATCCCATACTTGGTACAGGCTTGCATCAACTTGCGGCTACGCAAAGAAAACCCGCCATTCAAGACGGGTAGAGCGTTCTTTGTTTTGCTCCAAGTAAAACCTGGATAAAAATGATTTTCATATAGCCCAAGGTGAGTAGGAGCACCTACATAGTCATACTCGTAGTACTTACCCGTAAAGTTAGTTCCGTCTATCACCCAGCCATCACTTTGGACCAGAAGACAATATTCAGTCTCCACAAAGGTCTGCAAAGCGTACATGCAGAAGATCGAATACTGGTAGTAGTCCAGCGGTGCCGTCTGCTTCCACATTATGTGGTCTGGCAGGGTCTGTGGGCGCTCTAGCGAGATCAGTAGACCTCTAGATCCCGGCAACTGAGAA